GGCCGAGAAACTGAAGGCAGTTCTCACAGAGTTTGGCATTAAACCCATCTCTGCTTCACCGGTTGTTGAAGCCCCTGCAAAGGTTGAACCCAAAACTTTTGAAGCACTCGTGGCCGCCCACAGCGATTACGGAACTTCAAAGCTCAAGGCTATGCAAGCCGTGATGCTATCTAACCCCACTGAATATGCCGAGGCTCGTAGCCGTGGCATTACGAAAATCTAACAAAAGGATAAAAGAAAATGTCCACTCAAATTGATAATAATTTTCGCACATTCGGATCGGCCTCTGCCATTTCGGCATTTCGATTCGTTCAGCCCGATACCACCACGGCTGGCTTTGTAAATGTAGCGGTAACTGGTGCAACCAAAGCTATCGGCGTGACTCAAGAAGATGTTGCGGCTGGCGGTTTCGTGGCAGTTAAACTGTTGCATCCGACTTACTTTGTAACCGTGTCTGGCACGGCGGCAGTTGGTAACACGGTATTTTTTGATGCTACTGGTCTTGTGACCACGGCGGCTTCAAACCTCGTAACGGCTGGAATCGCTCTTGAGGCGGCCACAGCGACGAATGCGGTTATCGAAGTTGCAGTGCCGATGTTCTAAACAACGAAACAATAACAAAAGAAAGACTAATATAAAATGAGCTTTATCTCTGGTGGCACGACAATTCGTGCAGACATTAACCAAGCCCTCATCGAAGCCCCCGCACAGATTGGTATGATCGGTGCAGACATTATGCCTCTCCTGCCAGTATCGGCAAAGAGTGGCGTGTACCTTAAAGTGCAGGCAGCCGATGCTGACCTATTGAACGCTGATGCGGCCAAGCGGAACGCTGGTGCTGAATACGCTCGTGCGGTTCGGAAATTCACTTCCGATACCTACGATTGTATTGAAACCGGTTTGGAAGAATTGTTGGACGATTCTTTCCGTTCGGATGCGAACCGCTTCTTCTCGCTTGAAGCTGAAACTGCAAAGTTCTTGCTCCGCCAAGTTAAGCTCTCCCACGAAAAGAGGGTGGCTGACTTGCTCTGGGCGACAACGACCCCCTTCACTACGGCTGACTTAAGCCCCACGGCTAACTACACCGAAGCTAACCTTGCGACCATTAACGCCCCTGCAGATGTTGCGGCTGGCAAATTGGCTCTCAACAAGCTGGGATACGAGGCCAATGCGGTGATTATGTCTGCGAATGTGTATGAGAGAGTTCGCCGGACAACCCTCTTGCAGAATCAATTCTACGGAGTTGTTTCTAATACTGGTGGCCGTCTCCTCGATGAGAAACAGATCGCCCTCGCCTTCGGTGTGGATAATGTCTACATCGGTCGTGCGGCTTACAACACAGCGAACAAGAACAAGAGCTACTCTGGCTCGTTCATTGTTCCCGACACCAAAATCGTTGTTGCTAATGTTGCTGGCGGTCAGTTCACCGCTGGTGGATTAGGACGCACCTTGGTCTGGGCTGATGACGCTCCGGGTGGTTTCGTCTCCGAGAGCTATCGTGACGAGGCTCGTCGCTCGAATGTTCTCCGTGTTCGTATGAACACCTCGGAGAAGGTCATTGACGCAAACGCCGCCGTCCGTATCACCACGACCTACAGCTAAAGATTGGTTGGTTGTTTCCTCCGAAGAGGGGGGGGTGAGTGAATAACTTGCTCCCCCCTTTTCTTTTAATTGACATCCTTTAGCAGTTAGAAATCCTAGTCTAAATGAAATTCCCTATTTCCCTTTACCTAATCGCTGGAAATGAAGAAGCCCACATTAAGCGAGTCATTGAATCATTTAAGCCCATCGCAGAGGAAATTATTGTATGTATGGCTAGGGGGTCAGTTACGCCAGACAAAACAGAAGAGATTGCTCTTTCGCTTGGAGCTAAAGTCATTCACTACAAAAATAAAAAAACTGATTGGCCTCACATAGACGATTTTGCTTCTGCTAGAAACACAGCCCTTGATGCTTGCAAAAATGATTGGTCTATTTGGGTAGATGCTGACGATATAATGGCAGAGGATGGGGAAAAGGTTTTAGAGGAGGGATTGGAACAAGCAGAAAAAGTTGGAGCTGAAATTGTTTGCTTTCGATATCTCGTTGAGAACGCCGGGTTAAATCCCATTCGAGAGATGGCTTTGCGGAAGGGGTGCGGAAGGTGGAAGAATAGAGTTCACGAAGCCCTTGAGCCGAACGACAAAAATAAGCTATTGGCAATCGATAAGGTATTTAGGATTCACCGCCCAATTACAAGCAAGGCAGATTCGGCAGATAGAAACCATCGCATCCTAGCAGACGAACTAACCTCTACCCCATTCAATCTTTACTATCAGCACCAAGAATTTTTCTTGAGGGGGCAAGTCGATAAAGCTATTGAGGTTGGCGAAAGAGCTTTGGCATTTTCAGATTTAGATGAAACGCTCAAATACGAACTTCTATGTAACCTTGGAAGATGCTCACCCAATGAGAAACGATTTAGATATTTAGGAGAGGCGATTGCGGTTAATCCCATTCGCAGAGAGGCGTATTTTTATTTGATGGCAGAGTATTCTGCGAGGGGCGATTGGGCGAAGGCTTGGCACTCTGGCAGGGCTTGTATGGCGATGCCAAGACCGCCCCTGCATTACTGGAATCAAGTCCACGCTGTCTACGATTGGCAAGCCCTCGATGGATACAGAGTGGCCTCTCTTTGCTACAATCAAAAAGAAGAGGTTGCCAAGCTGGCTAATATGTATCCCAAGCCAAAGATAAGCATTGTTCACGCTACAAGAGGCCGCCCCGAATTGGCCTTTCAGCGAAAGATGCAATGGCTTGCTTTAGCCAAAGAACCTTTAGCAGTTGAATGGTTGTTTATGGCAGATCACGATGAACAAGTGAATTATACACCTCATGATGCAAAAAGAGTTAATCCGGGTGGAATTATCAACGCTTGGAACGAGGGGGCAAAAATAGCCAAAAGCGAGGTTATTGTGCAAATGAGTGATGATTGGAGTCCTCCGAGATACTGGGATGCCCTAATTTTGAGCAAGATCGACAACCTAGAGGCCGAAAGGGTGCTGGCAGTATCAGATGGCCTCCGAACCGACAAACTGCTTTGTATGGCTATCCTAACGCAAAAGAGGCTACGCAAGCAGGGGGGAAATATGTTCCACCCATCCTACCAAGAATCGGACGGCATTTATTCCGATAACGAGTTCACGGATAGAGCCTATGCCGATGATGTGGTTATTGAGGCAAAGGACTTAATCTTTAGACACGAGAACCCAATGTTCGCAGGCGGCAACCCAGACGAACAACTAAAGAATCACAACAAGCCGGAGTTCTACGAGAAAGGAAAAGCGATCTATGAAAAACGCAAAGCAAATAATTGGGTGTAGGAAATCAAAGAAGGGGGAAGATACCAAGGGGCTTGGTATAATTAAATTCGGCAAATCTCACCCTGACCCAACCAAGTATGTAAAAGTTGATATTACCTATGACAAAAAAGCAGAAAAAGATTTGTATGAGTGTGGGATGCTTGCGTTAAAGCACGACAAGGAAGCAGTCATTCAATATGTGATTGTAAAGGCTCTTACTGGATACGCAAAGTGCAAGAAATAAGCATCTACGACTCCTTTGGCCAAGCTCTTGCAAAATATAGCGAGGGGCTTGAGATCGGGCTAGAGATTGGGGGAGGAACCGGGGACGGCTCAACTCAATGTATCAGAACCAAAAAGCTATTCAGCATTGAGAACCACCCAGATCGCATAGGTCGCCATTCGATGAATCTATCGGCAAGGGGGGGCGTTGCCATCAACGGCACAGCAACCCTATCAAAGCTCTGGATGAACAAGAACGATATTGAGGAGTTTTACCGAACTACCAAAACAAACCTCAACCAATACCCCATCGAAACAATCCTAGGCTGGCACAATGTCTGCCTAGAAACCGCCTTTCCTTATTCAACCAACGCCATCGAGGACATTCACTTTGAGCATAATGTAGACTTTGATTTTGTGCTAATTGATGGTTCGCCATTTTCGGGTGAGGCAGAATTGCGTTGCGTCCGTCCCTTCCTAGCGGAGAAGGCAATCATCGCATTGGACGATGTGAACGACATCAAAAACTTGGCGAACTACAACAAGCTCAAGGGATTTGCTAAACTGCTTTGGGAGGATTGGTCGGTGCGTAATGGTGCGGCTATATTTGAACTATGACCAAGGGAATCGTCACATCAGAATCACCCGAAATTCATTGGCAACATCT